TTTACTGTTTGAGTAACTTGTGATTGTTGAACTTGCAAATCACCTATTTTTTCTCCTTGCTCATTGACAAGTTCAGTGGTATTTGTCATAGTACTGCTTAGACTATCAACATTTTTTTTAATTTCTGTTACAGTCCCGCTTAATATAGTAAGATTTTCTCCTACTTGATTAGCTTTAGTATCATCAGTATACTTAGTAGCAATTATCCAGTCATTTTCTTCAAATGTTTCAGAACTTGTTTTAGTTGTTTGACATCTATATAGTTCTTCATCTTTTATCCATAAATCACCAACATCGTATGGTGTTGTAGGCTGTACCACAAAAACTCTTCTTTTACTATCTGCAGTATCTTTAGCACTATTTGCTATTGCTAGGGCTTGAGTAACATCGTTATCTGTAATCTTTATCCAAGAATAAGTCGCATTATCAAGTGAATATCTATATGCATAGCCAGTATCTTTATCATAGTAAAGATCACCTAAATGATTATTTTTTTCAGTATCAGTAATCCATGTACTAGCAGGCTCATTACTATCAGTAGGAACTCCAGAATAAAACCAGGTAGTGATGTTTCCATCTACCTGGTCTTGAAGTTCTTTTAAATTTTTTCCAGTTGCAATAACAAAATTATTTAATTCATTTTCTACTTTATTAAGTCCATTTTTTTGCAATTCATAGTTTTCTTTTAATGTCAAAATATCATTGAGGTTATATTTTCTTTCTAAATCTTCAGGTGTTCTTAGTCTATTTAAATCTCTTTTATCTATCATTTTGTATACACCTTACCATTTCTTACTTTAAATCCTAATTCTTCTAGTATTTCTTTTTTTTCATCAATAGAAATATCTTGCTCATTTATATAATTAATAATTTGATTATTATAATTACTATAAGATGTATAATTCATCTTAATGAGCATTGCTTTTTGAGGGATAGTTAAATCTAATGAATTAACATATTTTATAACTGCTGTTTTTCTTTGTGAGGAATTAGTAAATTTTTCTTTTATTGTATCAATATTCTCTTTATATGATAAATAATCATTATATGAAGTTATTTGAGTAATTGTCTTATATTTTCCAGGATTGCTATATGAGTAATCAATTTCTTTCTTGTTCAAATAATAATCCGCTACATTTCCACCATCATCCACATAACTATTTATTTTGTTATATTCGTTACTCATTTCTATGCCTAATACTTCTTCTCTGGCTTTATTGTAAGAATAGTTTACTATTTTGTTTATTATGTCCGCTTTTTCGATATTGTTTAATTGCTGATAATCATTATTTTTTAATAATTTATTAACACTATCTTCAATTATCATTCCTGATATTTTCTGATATTTTGTTCTTTCTTCGCCTGTCATGGTTATTTTTTCACCTTTTTGATTTATATAATAAGGTGCCACTCTTGGCATAATATTTGTCTCTCCAGTTTCTTTGTACAGCCTATATATTTCCTCTGCAGATTCGCTTATATTTTCTGTACTAACATTAGCAGGATTTAAAAATACATTAAAGATATTATTCTTTCCACCATATTTTTGTATTTCTCTACCCATAGTATCAACAGCAGGATTTAAAGTTTTACTCACAAAAGGTATTTTGGATTTTATACTATTTACCGCACTTTGAATTGGCTTTCCATATTCAAACGAAGTTCTTTGAGTACCATCTACCAAATCTGCTATTTGCTTAGAAAAAGTAGGAACTGCTCTAGCAGGTAATTCTAATATTTCGTTAATAATTCCAGATACAACGCCATCATTATCATTAAGAACATCATTAATACTTTGCAAAAATGATTGCTCTAGCAAAATACTTCCAGCACTATCTAAAGAACCAACTATACCTTCTAATAATGCCTTAGAATCACCACTTTTAGAATTAACTACATTAGCAGTTATTGATAGTGGAGCAGCCAAAGGTTGAGCCCAATCATAAGCAAATGACTTACCACCAATTTTAATTGAATAAGAATTAATTCCTAAAGTATTTTTTAAGAAATTGGCAGTATCTTTATCATCATCGCTATCACCACTTGATATTCCGGCTTTAGCAAGAGCTATACCAAGCACATAAAGCATTGTTCCAGCTGTAGCTTTTCCTAAACTTTGTACAAAGTCATGTTGCATAGTAGCAGTGTATTGTCCATTTGTAAGTGACCTCTTTAAATTAATACCTTTATTTATGGCACTAACCAAACCGGCGGGTGAATAATCAACAATTGCCTTTGTTAAATTAGCTGGTGTTTTGGCAAATGGTATCAATACATCACCAAGACCATAACCATTAACATTTAATTTATTTAGTCCTTTTCTTACACCCAAAACAAATCTGGTATAATTATTATTATCATTCCATGTTCTGGATAAAGCCTCTTGATGTGCTATATCTATCATTTCTTGTGTGATTTCGGTAGTATTGTTTAATGCTAATTGGTTTTGTAATGAATTTTCAAAAGCCGCCTCACTAAATACTCTATCACCAACATCCATAACATAATTTAATAAAGACTCTGTTCTATTTAGAGCCCTTCCCATTAAATTCTTTTCACTAAATGATTTACCATCTGATATTTCAAATCTATTACCTTCCATATCTTTAGTGTTAATTCCTTTTTTATAGTCGTTAGTAGCCTCATAGGCTCCTTTTTTAATACCTTTAAGCATTGCTTTTATATTTGTAGTGCCGGTTGTTCTTACACCAGTTTTCTTAGCGATTAACTTATCAGCATAACTAGAAAATAAATCGCCAAAAGAATTAACTGGCATTATTAAAGCATTACCAGCAACATTTCTTACTTGAGTCTTAGGATTAAACAACATAGATATTCTCATCCAAGATTTAATTTTTGCACCTTTTTCAGGTGGTAGTTTATCGGTCATTAATTTTTGTATTTCTGCAAGTTTAACTCTTTTATCGTCGCCATCTTCCATGTTTTGTACTTCTTGCATTGTATCCATAATAAACTTTACTTCATCTGGTTTCAAATCAAAATCTTCTCTATATTTATCTATCCATTCTTTAGATTTATTCTTAACCATTCTGTCATAGGCTTCAGATAATTCAGATTGAGCATATTTTACCATACCTTCAGGTGTCATTCTTTCCATAATATTAAATGCTTGTACTGTTTGACCAGCAGTTGTTCCAATTTCTCTCATTTTTTTAGCAACTTCTACCATACTATCATAATCACCATTATCAGCATATTGCTTTAGTAAAATCCAACCTTCTGCTACATCTGTAGCATTTGCATTCTTACTATCTTGTTTTACCCATCTTAATGTTTCTGAACTGCCACCATCATTTATTTTTTTGAAAGCCTTTTCCAAACTTTCTTTATTAGTTACTTTATCATAATATCTAACATCTTCTTTTGAAAGTATTTCAGCCTTTTGTTCTACATTTAGCATATTAACTTTTTCTTTAATATTTTTAGCAAAATGGCTATTGCCATCATTAACTTTATTTACACTTCCTCTTTTAGGTAATATTGGTGTAGTGTTAGCATCTTCTTTAGTTAATTTTGATATTTCACTTGGATTTAATATTTTGTTAGTATTTTTTTCACTATTTTGCATATTATTAATAGTAGGTAATATACCATTATTGACATTATTGTTAGATTGTGGTATATTATTGTTAGAAAAAGCAGATGTTTCCAAAGTTGGAGTTACACTAGTAATAGTGTTTTCAACTGAAGCATTTGCTTTTTTGCTGTTTATTTTTTCTAATCTTTGTACTCTATAATGGTTTTCTCCATTTTGCCTAGAAACAACATCGAATTCGAATAAATAATTATTATCATTTATATTTAGTCCATTCAAATAATAATTCCATATTTTATTATTTTCTCTCGATTTTCCTTCAGTCATTTGTGATGCTAAAGTTGCACTTTCGATTATATCACCTAAATCGGAAAATACTTGTAAGTGTTCTTTCAAATATTTCTTTTGGTTTTTGTTATAAAGTATTTTATTTATACTTTCTTTTATACCACTTCTAGTAACCATTATTTTATTACCATCATTTATAAAGGTATTACTACTATTGTATTTTTCAAATATATTTATAGCAAGATTTGACAATTCATTTTGAGACATACTATTTAAATCTATATTATTTAATTCCGCAATGCTACTCTTGACATCAACTTTTCCATCATATTTATTTATATTTTTATTTATCATTTCTGAAACATTATTATATTTATTCAACAACTCTTGATTAATAGGAATATTTCCTTTAACTTGATTAATTTGTGAAACATTCACTGGTAAAATGTTGTTTGCAGTTATTTCATTAATATTGTTAACACCTGTTATATCTACACTTCTTAGTTTTTGAAGAGCATTTCCAATTGAAGCATATTGTTGTCTAGTTAAATCTTTAGTTGTAGTAAAACTCATATCTGGTCTTACTTCACTTACATAATTCATAGCAGTAGGTACTTTTATACCAACTTCATTTAACATTGTTTTAATGTAACTACCTTTATAACTTTCAATACTAGGGTCTCCCAATTTAAAGCCTTTAATGTCGTTTAATATTTCAGGGCTTATTTTAGCCATATCAACCTTTATATCACTAGTAGGCATATTTATATTAGAACTACTAAAATCGTTCACAGTTGGCAAAATAGCCTTATCAGAGTTACTAATATTACTTTGTTGATTGTATACTGGTAAATTAATACCACTTTGACTTAATTTTTCTTGATTAACTATATCTTGTACTGTTGGTAGATTAATTTCATTTTGATTATCTCTTACATCAACATTTTGATTATTTTTAATATTTTGAAGTTCATTTAATTTTTGTTCTAATTTACTTATATCTTTTTTTTGTTCTTTATTTAAGCTTTGTTGTTTTCGTAAATTTATATAATCATTTATTTTAGCATTCATTTTATTTATATCTGTATCAGTATCGCTTGTTTTAGCATTGTTTATTTCGTTAATAAGATTATCTATTTTCGTTTTAGTTTCGTTGTCACTTATATTCTTTTTCGTTTCTTTTAATTGATTTACGACTTCATCATAATTTTCATACACTTTATTTTGTTTATAATTCATATAAGAGTTTGGTAATTCTAAAACACCTGCTGTTAAACCACCAACTATGAAACTTTCTACTACATCATCCCAATTAATGGTATTACCGCTTGAATAAGTAGCATTTTTTATAATAGGGTTTAAAATTTCCGATAATATTTCTTCTGCACCTTCACCTATCACATTATATCCATATTTAACTAAACTTTTGGTCAACTGATTAGTAATCTTATCTATACCTTTATCTACAAATATATCAATACCACCTGCACCATTTGTTCCTGGCACTCCTCCCGTTATCCATTCACTTGCTATTTCTACTGCAGTTGAAGCTATAGCATAATTTCTTGCTTGTTCATCAGTGGCACCCTCAGCATATGCTTCTTCTAATGCTCCACCATATACTTTAGAACTGAAAGAAGCAGTTGTAGGAGAATTAACTAACATATGTGTTCCTATATTTTTGCCTAGTGTAAGCAATTTTCCACTCAATGTTAGTCCCTTTAAGGTCTTTGCAGTAAACTTAGGTATTTTTGCAAGCCTAGAAATTGCAATTGTGGGTAGCATGCCACCTACGCCCTCAGCAGTTTTTCCAAGCAAATTATCGCGTTTTGTTAATGAGTATTTTTCGCCTGTATTTAATATCTTATTAATTCCATACTCATTTGCTAAATTTTCCACTCTATTATCTGCAATAAATCTTCTTGTTTTTTCTCTTCTTCTATCATATTCTTTATTTGATATATTGCCAGTAACATTTAATAATTTATTGTTTATTTTGTCTGACAAGTCTATCATTGTATCAATTTTACCTTCAACATCTTTAGCTGCACCCTTTAAAACTAATATTGGAGTTACAGCAAACTGAGTTGCAACTTCTTTTTTCGCTTTTTTGTTATCATATTCTTTATTTGATTTCATAATAGCTTGAATGTTTTTAGTATATTTGTTGGTGTTTTCGGCTTTATCTCCTATTTTTGCAAAGTTTATTTGTTGATTAATACCACTGTTATTGAGTTTTTTATTCATTTTCTCAATCTCTTTTAATTGTTCATTACTAATACTTGATTTTGTATCTGTATTAAAATTCATTTTATTAGTATTTTTAAATAGATTATTATTTTGAAAACCATAAATTTGCTCTCTTTTTTTTGATTGATTTGGTTCTTCATTTTGCGGATTCATCACTGATAAAGCATGATTGAAAGTATATATTTTTTTATCTTTTTTCTTAGAGCTTACATTATTTGTTCTATTTTGATTTTTCGTAGAATCCTCTTTATAATTAGCAAGGTAATTGTCTATTCTCTTATTAATATCAATGTTATTATTTAAATAATTATCAATTCTATCAATTATATTCATATTACTTACCTTCAATATAGTCCATTAAAATAGTTGCCTCTTCTTTATTTATAACACCCTTATTTAGATAATCTTTTATACTTTTAGCAACTAAAATTGGATCTTTATCTTTCTTACGATAAACTCCTATTAACATATTATAAAGTTCTCTTGCTACATGGTTTTGCCATTTGTAATTTTCTATATCGATTTCATCTGTAAGTTCATTCTCATTATCATTATTACCGTTATTTATATTTGAATTTATTGATGCCCATTTTTGTGCATTAGCAATAGCATCTTGTTGTTTTTGATATGCCATTTCCTTTTCCCATCTTTGTTGCTCCAACCTTTGTTGTTCTTTTTGATATGCCATATTTTCATTATATTGTCTAATTTTTTCAGCAGTTTCATTTTCATAATTAATTTGGCTTTCAACATCTTTGTATCTATTATAGTAATTATTATTAATAGTGTTATTCCAATTTAATTTATTATTTTCTTGTTCTGATTTATAATTAAATCCCTCTAATGCAATATTTAATTTATCTTGTAATGCTTTTAATGCATTTTGTGCTAATGTTTCATCATTAGATAATTGTGCTTGCCTAATATCATTATCAAACTCTATTCCAGCATCTTGCATACTCTTTCTTGCAGTACCAAGTCTATTCTGATAAGTATTATACATATCAACTTTTGAACTTTCAGCATAACCACTATTAGATAATCCATTATTTACAACATTTTCTCTACTAACACCATATTTATCTACTTCTTTTTGGTAATCAATATAAGATGCTTTAGCCTCATTTTGATATGCTTGTTCAGATTTTTTTCTTTGTTGTTCAATTAAATCTTTTTGATAATCAAGATTTTTATTTGCAATATCCTTTTGAGTACTTTCCCATCTATCAACCATATCTTGTTGTTCCTTAGTAAAATTATTTCTTTCATTTATCAGATTATTATAGGTTTCATTGTATCTATTTAATTCATTTTGTTTTTCATTTTCAACATCCTTAAACCTTTTATCATCATAATTTACATCATAAATTGCCATATGTTATCACCTCTTTACGTATCCGCCTACAAATGATTCTAATGTATAGTTATTTAAACCAAATGGTTTAGTAGAACTAAATTTCATTTGTAATCGTTTCCATTTTTTCTTTTTAATTCTATAAACTATGTATCCCTTAACATTGTCATAAGTATTAACCTCTTCAAAGTCGTTATTATCTGTTTTAACCTCTATTTTTATACTTTCACCTTTTACTTCAGCAGTACCGCCTCTTTTATTAGTTGTCTTTTGATATTCTGGATATTTGAAATCATCATGCTTAGTAGTCCAATAAGAGCTTATTTCGCCATTAGTTTTGGTTAACTTATAAATCTTATTGTTACCACATAAATAAAGCACTCCATTTTTAACTGAAGTGCAAGTAATATTGCAAGATAACTCCCAATAATACCATTCATATTCAACATTTATATTTTGATATTTTTGTCTACTATCTGCTAAATAAATTTTGTTATCTATAATTACTAAAAGATAGCCCTCCCACTCTTCTAACATCATATTTTTATAATTTGATTCTTTTAGTAATTTACCATCAACCATACTAGATCTATGTGATAGTAATTGCTCTGAAGTAATATTTCCACTAATTGCTTCCATACCTCTATCAGAAAAGAAAACTATATCATCATTAAAGTTAATTCCAGTAGAGACACAACCTGTTGTTATACTTGAATGTGCCGATGGATATATTTTTCCATATGTGCTATCAACAACTGGATTATGATAAAAGACAGTAGTATTTGCTTGTGATGGCTCTTTTAATATCCATAAAGCATTGTTGCTAGGTATTAGTGCCATTACCTTTGCTAAATCCATTCCCTCGTTATAATAATCTAAATCGCTAATATATCTAGGGTCTTCCAATGAACTATGGAAAATAGCGTTAGGATAATCTTGATTCCCGCTAAAAAACACTCTATTATCAAATACTGTTAGCATAGTACACTTGTTAATTCTATCCCTATATCCTGGAATGGTTTTTCTAAACAATATTTCCACATTATGTTGACCATCAGTAGTAGGTTTCGCAGGAGCAGAATTAAAAGTAATACTGCCTTCAACAGCATTAACGGTAAAATCCTTTCCTTGCACATAAGTTATTTCGTTTAAGCCTATTGATACTTTGGCTGTGACTACATAATTACTATCTATATTTTCAGTATCCAATTTAAATTTTGTTGTTTCACCATCACCTATTCTAAGATTCTTTCTAAGTCCAGTAAGTAAATTTACATCTTGATATGTTGTTCCCTCGCCGGTAGCGTCTCCTATAGTTGTAGTTGGAATTGTACCTTCTACTTCTTTTATTTTAGTTCCATTGTATTCAAGATAATTTAAACCATCTTTTATATAAAATATATTATTAAATATAAATGCCTGACTTCTAATTAAGTTCATCCCACTAAATATTTCAATACCATTATCATAAAGTTTAGTTCCTGAATGGACTATTTTATGAGTAGTATTGCCTATATCATAAAAAAAGAGACCTAATATGGTATTATTGTATTCTTCTACTAATTCCATATCAGGTCTTGTTTCTATTCCAGCACTATTATTTTTGTAATTTTTCCACATATTTAAACTATCAGGACTTCTAGATAAATTAGTATCACTATTACTGAAATCAACACCTGCAAAGTTATCTACTTTTCTAGTAACTAATGCTCCACTAGGAACACCACCAGAACTACTATATGAACTCATAAGTATCATCTCCTTCTAGATAAATACTGCCAGTATGAAATCTTGGATCTAATCTTTGTAACATTTGTTCATACCTATTTGAATAAACTTGTCCATAACTAGCTGATATATCAGATTTAAGTAAATCACCAGCCACACCATAAGGCATTATTTCAAGTACATCTGTTGATAAATCAAAAGTAAACTCACTATCTTTTGTATCAGCAGTTATTTGTTTAGGATACTTATAATAATATATCTTAGCAACACCATCACCATAGAAATTAATAGTATTACCTATAATATCATTTTCTACTCCCCTAACAATGTTAATTTGAAATAAATCCTTTGCTATCTCAGAAAAATCAATCTCATCACCTTTAGTTACTTCTAATTCCTCTCTAGCAGGTATTTTTTTTATTCTAGAAATTTCGTTTTGAATTTGATTTATAACATCATTTATTTTATTCGCTATATCCGGATCATCGGTTAACAATGGACTTTTATCATTAATTTCTTCAATTAACCTTAGCACTTTTTTCTTCATTTCTAGTAATGTCATACTATCACCTATCCTTTTGGATTAATATCTGTATTATCTTTGTATATTTCTTTAATTTCTTTAATTTCTTTTTCCAAGTCCTTTAGTTTATAAACAGGCACATTAGGAATAATATAACCATCTATCTCGCTCCAAATTAAAATCGTTTCTTCTGGTATTATTTGAGTTAATTTACTATACTCTATACTCTTTATTCCATCATATTCATTTTCTTTATTAATCTCAGTAGTTAATATTAAATCTTTTAAAGTTTGATGCACTGTTTTATCATCTGTATATTCATCGAACTCAGTTTCCTTAGTTATAGTTCTTCCGTAATATTGTCTTAAACTTGGTTTTATTGTAAATAATTCATTGTTCATTATTTTTCCTCCTAATTGGTTGCCATACCTAGATTCGAACTAGGGAATGTTGCAGTCAAAGTGCAATGTGTTACCACTTCACCATATGGCAATAAAAAGAGGATTGCTCCTCTTATTTTACATCTCAGTTTTCATTATATAGATTTCTTTAGGGTTAACAATCTTAGCACCGAATACATATAATCCTTTTAATGCATCTTGGAAAGCTTTTTCTGGTCTATATGCTTCTACCTTTTCAATTTGTTCAGCGAAAGCAATAGCTTTTCCTGTTCTTAAGATGTTATATGTTACATCATCAGTAGTAGAAGCGGCAGCCTTTTTACCAGTAGGTAATAGATTTTCAATGCAAACAAAAGCATTGTTAATCTTACCAACAGCACCTTTCTTGATTATTTCAGGATTATTTGTAGATAGTTCGGTTAAAGATTGTCTATAAGTAGTAAAGACTTTTGGAGATACTTCAAGATATAATGATTCTGATACTGGAACATTATTCTCATATAATTTAGTAAATCCTGCTTCAACACTAGCCATAGCATTACTTGCAGTTAATGCAATAACTGATGAACTTTGTGCTAAAGCACCTGATGTAGCCTCTGTTGCAGTTTTTACAATAGAAGCAACATATTTATCTCCTTCTTCTTTTAATCCGATAGCAGATTGTCTTGAAGCTTCTTCCATTAAACCAGGAACTGATTGTGCTTTATCAATATCTTCAACCTCAAAATTAAAGTATCTGTATTGATTAAGTTGCAATAGTTGACTAGAATCAGTTAAACCTTCAAGTTCTATTTCTGTACCTTTAACATAATTCTTTATAGTAGGTCTAGAAACACTTAAAATCTTTACTTCTTTAGCATTCTTGCTATCCTTTTCATATTTGAAATCACAATGGTTTCTTAGAGATGTAATGGTATCCAATGCTTTTAAAATCGATTTACTCCAAATCGTTTGTTGGAAATTAGTTACAGCCATTTTAACACATCCTTTCTATATAGATAGAAATTATTTTTGAGTCATAGTCATAGATCTACGAACTGCTTCCCATATTTTAGGATTGTCAAGTTCTTCATCAGTTAATTTTCTTATTTCATCTTCTGTATAATAATCCTTAACTTTATCTTGAGCCATTGACTTCATACTTCCTATCTTTTCAACCGTTGGCTTAACAGGTTGATTTAATTTTGTATACATTTCATATACTGTTTTAATAGGTGTATTTGAATTAAATTGACTAGCAAAAGATTTAAAATTATCATCTTTTAACACATCATCTTTCACACCCAATTCCGCTAACTCTTTAACTTGTTTTTGATGAGTTAGTTCATCTGCAAGAGTATTAAATATAACTTTCTCTCTAGGTGTCATTTTATCAACACCAATAGTGGCTAGTCTATTTGCCTCTTCTTGCATTTCTTCAAATCCTAAATCAATGATTTTAGTAGCCTCTGCTTTACCTAAAATCTTTTCATCTTCTTCAGAATATTTAGGTTTTGAATAAGCAGGTATATCAATTCCTTGTTCTTTATAGAATTCTCTCATTCTTTGATTAGATTCAGATATATCTTTAGTTCCAAGGCCTGCCTTTAATATACTGTCAGCTTCTTCATATTTGGCTAATGTATCAGAATATTGCTTTTCCATCTTCCTTTTTTCTCTTTCGATTTTCTTTGGAAGTAAAGTATTTAATCTATCATTAACCATTTTTTCTACTTCTTCTGCAGTATAAGTTTTAACTTCTTGTTTTTCTTCCTCTTGAGAAGTGGTATCAGTTAATTCTATACCTTCCTCATTTTCTTCTACTGATTGAGCTTCAGTGTTTTCAGTTACATCTGTAACAGGTGTTTGAACATCATATTCTTCGTTCATTTTCTTTCCTCCTATTTTTTTAAGTGTTTGACTTCACTATTCCATCTTCTTTTAAAGTCTTGCAATGCTTGGACTATTAAAAAGCAACAACTATTGTGTAGTCATTGCTTGATTAATTAATTGATTTCCATATTGTCCTATGCCAGTTATATCTTGTTGATTAGCGATAAATTTATTAGCTTGCATTTGTAATTGCTGAGCCTGCGTTTGAATATCTGCTATTCTTTGCTGAGATTCTTTCATTTTCTTTATTGCTTCTTCTAACTTAGATTTAGGCATTGAACTGTCATCATCTAATAGACTTACATATACTTCTAGTTCTGCTAATCTTTCAGCAGTAAAGTATCCTGCCTTTAACATATTTTCTAATGATAACTCCTGTGCATATTTATCATAAGGGCTCTTAGGTGTAATATCTATCTTTACATTTGCTTGTAATTCTTGTAATACACTATAAGGTACTTTTACTGGTCTAGAACTTACTTTACCAGTAGTAGGATTGGATTCTTCATAGTCTATTACTAAGCCATCGGTAGCATACGTTTTCCACATATCTAGCCAAATTCTTGCTAATCCCTCTAAAGTAGTCTTTAATGATAATGTTTGTTCTGTAACAGGCATTTGTGAAGCCTGCTGTACTGCGAGTATCGCTTTGCCACTTGCAGTCTCTGGATTAACATCACCAGTCGCAATATCTCCTGCACCTGCTAATTCTCTAGTAGTAGATATCAATTCGTTCATTACCTTTTCAACATCTGCACTCATTTGTGCTGGTTGAAGAACTCCAATTGCCTTCTTAACATCATCTACATTCATACCATTAACTTTAATAGTGCCACCAATTTTGTCTATTGCATTAGGATTTTGTATTTTAGATATATCAACAATTTTTTGTGGATAAGCGGTAGTTTTTGCAGATATTAATCTTCTCATAATGGTTTTATTGATTTCCAACTGATTAGGTATTAAATATCTAACTTCACCTTCTCCTCGAGCATATCCTTCTTTTTCTTCCCAAAGCATGTGCTCTAGTGGATAAAGTGTAAGCCCTGTGTCTTTATCTTCTTTTATGTCACAATATCTTGTTGCTTGACTAAAATGGACTGTACCTTTTTCTTTATAAAGTTTAGTAACGATAGTTACCATATCATCTTTTTCTTCTCTAGAAACTTCTCCAGACTCTTCAAAAGTATCATTATCACCAACTATATATTTTAATTTATCATCTGATACTTCAGCTTTTTTTGCCAATTCAATAGTGTTAATAACAGGCAATCTATGTTTTATCAAAATATATGGTTGATTTTGTATGTCCGAATCATTTTCATTACCATAATACACATCATTTTTTGATAGTATTTCATTACGTGGCATATTGTTTTCTTCATCATAGTCAACATAAATAGGGCACTCATCATTAATAGCAGAATGTTTGCTTATTGCTCTTGTTTTGTAGTCCATATTGTCTTTTTCCCATACTTTAGCAGCTAGTTTATTAAGAAGTTCACAGGTTTTATTTGCTACATCTTTAAAATCTTTATTTTCAAAGTTTTCAGCACTAAATACAGGTAAGTACATATTATTATTGATAACTCCAACTTTATACTTAATTATTGGCTTTATTATATTTAATTGAATGGGTTCTATTCCGCTAATCTTTAATCCAGCCCACTGATTTCCATTATACATTCTATAATTCTTGTCAGTATCTGAATATAGATTCTTTAGTCGATTATAGTTTCTACCTTTTTCATATAATTCCCATATATCAGTTTCTTTTAATTCATTTAAATCCATCTTGACACCTCCTAACTAGGTATATCTTTCTGTCCTAGTCCTGTTCCATCATAGTTATCTATATTAGCCATCATAGTATCATAAGCATCTTGTTTCTTCTTTTGTTCAAAAGTTTCTATTTCATTTCTAACTATCTTAACAGGATTAATTTCTGGTATTTTTATTTCTTCATTGTTCTTTAATTTTTGACCATTTTTAAGTCCTAAAGTATAAGATAAAATTATAAAAATACCAAATAAAAAAAGTAATGCTATTGTTTCCATTACTTATCACCTTTTTTTGTTTTCTTTTTAGGTTTAGTTTCTTCTAATACTTCCTCTATCGCTTCAGTTATTATCTTATTAGTTTCTTTCTCTCCAATTAATTCATTGCAAGTTTCTCTTAACTTTCTTAACATTTTCTTTTTCATTATACAATCACTATCTCCTCTCCATAATCAGCCTCTAGTGGCTCTTCTGACTTGAAATTGAATACTTGGCTTACTTCTATCGGCTCAACATCAAATATTACTTGTGTCCTTGAATAATAGGCTATAGCAAGCCCCATAACAAGATCATCATGTGCTCCTTGCTGTGCTTCTGGTCTTCCTTTTTCATTCCTAACAAAAGTAAGCATCTCTTCAAGTGTTAATTTATCATTTATTAACTCAACAGATTCACGAACTATTTTAACTAGTTCTGCTATTATAACAGGTCTTGTTAATGAAGTGGTCTTGAATCCATAAGACTTGTCCATTATACCTGTATATCTATCTTCTTTCTCCCTTACGAACATATTAGGATAACCTAACCTTACTAGTTCTTTATTAGGAAAACTACTAAAGTTACTTTCAATGCACATAAGAGCAGGTGTTACTACACCAGTTTTTAAGTTTTTATTAGCATAATACCAACCTAAACAATACATTTGCCTTACATATAGATCCTCATCCATTTGATGTCTTAGCCTTGCAACTTGTTTGCCAGTCTTTGCATTAAGTACATGTCCAGTAAACCAGTCAGAACCATCACCAGCAGTATCACCACCTATGCAATATTTGTATAGGTTAGGCGATTCATATAGTTCTATATAACCATTTTCATCATTTACCCATTTTACATCAGTAATCTTCTTTCCGGCAGGCATTGTATCATCATATTTATATTCAAAATAACCAGTCTTGATAGGTCTAGTTATTTCTTGCAATCTTCTGCTTACTGCTCTCGCATCAAATACAGTCTTTCCTAGAACACCCCATTGACCTAAGCAGTACACATTATAATAATACTCATCGGTATACTTATAACTTTCTAGTAACTTCTTATAATCTTCATCTAAGAACTTATTATCCTTATATGTTGTATGTACTATAGTTAAATTATCTCTTGATACATCAAAGAACTTCTTTTTTAGCCAATGATTAATATCAATCGGATTAAAAGATATAACTATTTGCTTTTTAGTTCCTTTTCCTCTTAATCTGACATCTAATTGATTGAAATCACTTTCTAGTATTTCAGAAGCTTCTTCTATCCATATATCAGTAAGTTCACCTTTGCTAAAAGTCACTGATTTTAACTTTTCAACATCATCTAGTCCGCTGAATATTATCTCATTACCATTAAGTAAACACTTTATTCTTAAATCACTTTCATTTATTTTAAAGTGCATACCTAAATGCCATTTATTAATAACTTGCTTGAACAAAGCAAATGTACTATCTCTGTTACTTTTACCAGTAGCACGAACTGTTAATAAGTTCATTAATTTTGAATTAAGTATCTTATATATGTATCTTTCAACAACAAAGAAAGACTTACCACTACCAGCACCGCCATAAAATATCAAATATCTGCTTATATTATCTAAATAAGGTATATATACATCATTAAATACTTTTTTTGATATTGATATTTTAATTTCCTTAGTCATCCAACTCAACTCTTATATTGAAATCTAAATCAGCATCTATCTTATCAACAGGTTTCTCGCCTATGGTATCTCTAATTACTTCATATGCTCTTACATTTCCTTTTTTTGCTTGCTTTATCAATGCTATAGTGATATCGACAGCAAATGTACCCGTTTTAGTTTCTTTATCAAGTGCCTCTTGAAGCATACTTTTAAGCAATTTATTTTCTTTTCTCGCCTTACCACTCGCTATTCCACCTTTTTTACCTTTTCTTCTTGCTTCGCTCTCGGTTCGTACAGGTTTTAAATTGCTTTCGTTTGCCATTGCCACCACCTACTTTTCTTTTGTTACATCTAACTTTTCTTTTTTTATTTGTTTTACTATTCCCTTATTAACTAACTCTTC